GTGTGCGTGTCCTGTGTATCCGTATGCGGCTCGACCTCCATCGTTCGTGTTTCTATGCGTCATGTTTGTGGTGTTCCGTTGTATGCGATAACACCACAAACATAGCAGTTTCTTAGTGGTGGTGCAAGCCGATTTATGGCTCGTTGGCTAGATCGATCTCCGAATGATTTTCGAACTCTATTTCGAGCTCAGCTGGGAATTCGATAGTTACTTCTTCGAGTTCAGCACTCTCCCAGGAGCTAAGCCAAGCATCGACACCAGACCCAGTATCTCCTTCTTTCCAGTCGTCAGACTTGTCTTCAAAGTCTGCACGTTTTTCTTCAGCAACCGTTTCGACGAATGAACGCAACTCACCTAGATATTTATTGTATTCTTGTAACGCCTCTTGAAGCGATTCCACAATATCGTTCATCTCCTCGTTATAGGTGTTGATAGCTGTCGTGAGTTCGACGTGTTTCGCAGTGAGAGCGGTCTTTAGGCGTGTGAATTGGTCTTCCTCGTTCTTTGTCAGTTTGAAGGCCATTATCTTTTCTCCGTTAGAATGGGATCTCTGCGTCCAGTTCGGACCTCTGCGGCGCGGCCAGGGAGGAAACAATTGTTGGAACCTCGTCTGACATCTCCTCCATTCCAAAGGCAGTGCCATCGAAACAGATAGCCATGATCTCTGGATATGGATTCTTGTTAACCCAGACACGAATGTGTGTTGGGTGATTGATTTCCTCGAGACGAGTAAGCCCCTCATTAACTGTGGTGGGGACGGGATTGTTCAACGTATCGTTCCATTTTGATTTCATTCTTACCTTCCACCATGCTCGAGCACGGCGCTGGGCGAAGGCATTACTGTTCTCGAATGTTACGAATTCGGTGTACATCTTTAGACCACAGTAGTATGAGACGCGCATCGACACAGAACCTCCGCCGTGCTTTTCATGCCGTGCTGCGCTGATGTGGTCCACCTTGAAGACTTTCGTTATAGGCAGCTCTCCCTTCAACGGGCTGATCGAGCTTGCTGTCTGCACGATGTTGAGCTGGAATTTGAATTCGTTGCCACAATGTGGGCAGATGCGAACGCTGGCGTGAACGTAGGTCTGGCAGACATCGCAGAGCTTGACCGGTGCGTCGCGCGTTCCTTTCGACTTAGGAGGCTCGGGAATTACAGGGTCATTGATTGGCCCCAAACGGCGCGTGTTACCAGCGTAGTCTAGAACTAAACAGTCGAGCTTGCCACTGGCTTTAATCGCAGCCATGCGCTGTTCTAATGTCTCACTGTGGTGTCCCGGAGGATAGACAGGTCGGGTACCTCGTCCCAACATCTGGACCCACAATACTGTAGACATAGTTGGACGCAAGACAATGATCATATCCACTGTTGGATCGTCATAGCCCGTTGTCAAAATGTTATTGTTGACCAGCGCGCGGATCTTGCCGGCTCGGAAGGCCTTGATTGTGGCGTCACGATCATCGCGCCTGCTGTGAACACATCCCGCAGGGATTCCCATCTCATTCATGATCTGAGCGATGTGTTCCGCGTGTTCAATACCCGCTCCAAACACCAACCACTTCTTACGATCCTTACCGAGTTCAATAGCCTCTTTGATTGCAGCGACAGTGACTTCGTGTTTGTCGACTGCGATCTGCAGATCTTTTTCAATAAACTCACCACCGCGGAGATGGACTCCGTCTACGTTAAGCTCTGTCTTCATCTTCTTAGGGATCAGCGGGACAAGATAGCCCTCCGCGATCAACCTGTTGAAGCTGTGATAGTTTGTAATATCGAAGCAGAAATCTGTGAAGACACTAGGATGCAATTTTCCTTCTTTATCTAGATATGGATCGGTCAGCTTCCCGTGTCCCATACGCCAAGGAGTAGCCGTGAGTCCGATCACACGGAGATGCGGATTGATTAATCTCAATGCCTCAATGAACGTCTGGTACATTGTATTGCCGCGCGGGCTGACTAGGTGAACTTCGTCAATGATAATCAAGTCTACATGCCCAAAGAGTTGCGGTTGTCGCCATACGGAAGCGATGCCGCCCAGTGTAATAGGCTGTCTGGAATTCTTCTGTCCGAGTCCATCGCTGTAGATGCCAACGGGAGCGTCGGGCCACAGTGCTATCAGCTTTTCAAAGTTTTGCTGAATCAATTCCTTAACGTGAGTCAGCAGCATGACTTTCTGAAACGGGAAAGCTTTGAAGACGCCTTCGAGAAAGCGAGCGTTGACGATCGTCTTCCCGCTTCCCGTAGGCATTGCGAGGATTGGATTTCCAACAGGATGATGTTGGAAGTACGTCCATATACTCTGGACGGCCTCCGTCTGGTACTGTCTATCGATAAAGGGTTTCATAAGAAGTGACTCGCTACCTTATAGAACTGGCAACCTACAAGTTGTTTTTCCTGCGTTAGTATAGCATGTTCAGTGGGGTGGGTGCAAGCCCATCGTCCCTCGGATTGGATTTGAACATATTTGCATGTGCGGCAGTTTCTGTCTGGATCTCGTTTCATATGGCAGACAGGTTTGTGTTCGCACCAAGTACATTTCCAGAACCCTGGTGAGGTACTGAGCTTAGTTGGGGGCGTCGCAGATTGTATCAGCTTCTCGCCTCGTTCAATATATTGATCTGCATGCTCGGGATTGAGAGTAATGATTTCGATGTAAAGATCGTCAGTATTTTTATTGACTGCCATATAGAGACAGCTCGCAATACCCATCTTGCGCATGTAGATCTGCGCTTGAACAAAGTGTTCTGGTTTAGCGTCGCGAACACCCTTTCCTTTGAAATGTCCCTCGCTGGCTAGATATGCTCGCCACTCCTCTAGCTTCCCCGCTAGCTCGATAAAGGATCGTTCATTATGTGTCTTCGCTTCAATAAGAGCCGGGCTGTTATTATAATGTGTTACCCCGTCGCCGCTTCCCCCTCCATGACCATCTCCGAAGACGATACGAAATTGTTTTCCGTTTGCATCCTGCTGATACACAGGCATTCCGACGGTAAGAAGCATCGCAATGAAACGCGCCTCTTCAATATGTCCACGATTAAATAAACGGAGCATGCGACCTTGAAACGCTGCCTTGGTAGCCCATCGAAAGCTATACCACACAGCACGACCACAATCATGTCCGAGCTGAGAAGCTCCCATGTGGCTTCGATGGGACTCCTCCGTGTCCCTGTATGCGTCCGACATATGTGGAAGCACCTGACCTAGCCAACCTCTGTATGCAGCCCCTTGATCAATCGCAATAGCCTTATCGATAGCAAGACATAGATCGCGTGCAATGTCAACCATTATCTACTCCAAAAAAGGGGTCCTGCGAACAGGACCCCTTGAGATGGTTACGTTCAGTTACGCAGGCGGCCTGGCCCACGGCGGCTGAGCAGTCTGAGCAGCAGTAACAGCAGGATCCTGCGGCTGTTGGACAGCCTGAGGAGCTTGCTGAGTCGGAGGTGGCGCAGCGAACCCAACAGGCCCTGGCTGTTGTGCGGGCTGCTTTTGGGGTTCGGCGTATTGTGCCGGCTGTTGCTGCTGAGGCGCCTGCTGCGGCTGCTGCGGGGCCTGCTGTTGCGGAGGCTGTCCCCACGGCTGTTGGGTCTGGGGCTGCTGCCAACCACCGTTCGGAGGAGCAGTCTGCTGCGGCTGTTGCTGCGGAGGCTGCTGATAGACAGGCTGCTGCGGAGTCTGTTGCGGATACGCTCCGTTCTGCTGCGGAGCAGTCTGCTGCGGAGGTGCCCAAGGCTGCTGTACAGGTGCTTGCTGAGGAGCAGTCTGTTGTGGTGCCTGTTGTGGTGCCCATCCAGTGGGTGCTGTTGCGGGAGCTCCTGCCGGTGCCCCAGGCTGAGCGAGAACGCCAGGGACCACATAGTTGATGGGCTTGTAGCTCTTGATCTCCGACTTGTCGTCGTAGACGCCGTTGGGGTCCTTGATGGTTTTGACACGTCCCTTTAGCGGGATATTGTGGAGCTGCTGGGTGTCCTGAACATAAGGCAGATTGAGAGCGGCACAGATTGCACTC